GAGGAAATAACCACGAGCAGAGACGCCTCCGCTGGGTTCCCCTACTGTATAAAGAAGGGCGAGTGTTTTGGCGATGTCATCGGTTGTGCCCTCCCTCTTGTGGTTGACGCCATTCAGAATGACTCTCTGGACAAGCTCCGTAAGGAGCATCCAGAGCTATTTCTGAGTGAGGTCAACAACAAGCGGGACCGCTATGACTCAGACAAACTGGAAACCAAGACGCGCCCCTATTTCAAGTTTGGGGCCCACTGGCAGTATCTCTTCTCATGTCTATCGCAGCCTTTTACTCATGCTCTGGCTCTTTTTAATGACCCCCCCCCAAGTGTGGATGAGATAAACAAATCATCCCTCAAGTCCAAACTCTCCTCCCAAGGCTCCGTCAATGCGTATGGCATGTCCATGGCAAATGGAGGCGGAAAGAGAGTCCTGGAGGGGCTTGCGAAGCTCGGGGAAGTGGGCAAGAAAAATGGCCGCCCCGCCCGTCGGCATTACGGTGACGATGCTGACGTGTATCTGAAGAAGGGAGGAAGATTGCTGAGGATCTGCCCCGACTTCCAACAGATGGATGGCTCGGTCACTTTTGAAACGGTTAGCTTAACGGTCGATTACATATGTGACGCCTACGAGGCCCAATGGGGATCTTCTCCCTTTTGGCGCACCGTGGGCGAAGTGTGGAAGCAGTTTGCGACTCGTCCCATGATGATGATTTCAGGGACGACCGTCTATGTGAAGCACGTCAACGATGGACTCACGACGGGAGTCGTCGGCACCACCCTATTCGACACGGTGCATGCGGGACTGGCATACGACCTATGGGCGGATGCGATACATGACTAGAGGAAATATGCCCTCCTGGAGGCCAAGCCGGCCACCGACTTCTTCGGTAAGCTCGGCCTGACCATAAAGGAGGGTACGTGGACTCCGGAACCAGTGTCTCTAGAACCCAGGTCGGGCGATCTGTTCTCCGAACAGAAGTTCCTCGGCACCCGTTATAAGTGGTGGGATGGCGCAGGGTATGCAGAGCTTGTTCCCTTTTTGACTCACGAGGAATGGCTAGGCATGCTCCTGTGTCCCCGAGACAACTCCCTGTCAGAGAAGGCGAGCGCCGCCATGAGAGAAAGAACCCGCTTCGACAGGATGCGGGGCCTCATTGCGACGGGAGCCTTCTCCAATGCAGAGTCCATGGATCTCATGCTCTCCATCATAGACAATCTGGACGGTGTGTCCGTAGTCATGGACGTCCAGTCGGACGACGGAAGGGGGCTTCCCCCTGATTCTGCCTTCCTTCAGGACTTCCATTACCCGGGCTCATCCGGGGTTCCAGATGAGAATTGGGCTGCCAACATCTACCTGAGTGAGGATAATCTCCTCCCGGGCGAATGGAGAGAGCCCTTTGAGGATGCAATCGCCGCCATAGGAGATTTTAAGCTCCAGTACAAGGCGGCCCTGGCCAGCCTGGCCGTGGTGAGGGCCAAGACGGAGGAGCGCGTGACCGC